CCGCCAATGGCAGCAAAGATGATTTGAATGGTGTTCCATAAATCCTTCATAGTAAAATCCTCACTTTCATAAATTTTTATATACAAAAAGGGCACCTACCATATTGGCAGATACCCTTAAAGCCGTTATTCAGTTTGCTTGGGCAGCCACTCCCATACTCGCATATCTTCCTGTCCGAGGGACCACATACACATCCCTCGCAACTTCCATCGGTATGCTGCCTGGTTCGCCCAATAGATCAGGCTATCCACATCCTGGTAATACAGAATGGAAAAGCCGTCTGAATCCCCAAGGAACAGTCTGGAAATCCAAATGTTGATGTCCCTTGGGATAATTTTCGTATTGTAGTCATAACCACACTCAAGAGGCATGATGTGGGAATGATAAAATTCGTAGTCCAAAGAAATCTCCTCGCTGCGCGTGGAGTATTCCTCCACATCGGAAGTCAGCGTAAATACCTGAAACTCCTCATTCCATGTACAATTGCTTCTCTCAATCCTGCCGTAGGTAGTTTCTGTTCCGTCCGGCATCACCACATCGAATCTTTCATAAGGTTCATACGTCCATGCATCACCCAAACGGAGCAACTGACAGTTTACCTTGTTATCGGAGCGTATGCCTGCGTAACCGCTGACATCACTGACCGTTGCCGTAAATCGCAGCGTGTTGGATGCAGAGGAATACACTCGTACCTTATTTCTGCGTTTTCGCATTTCAATGGTGTAGACATTCGGATTACTGCGAAGGTCTGCCTTTGATGTCTTGGAAAAATTGGTAGCATAACTACCTTTTAGCGTAGAACCCTCATACAACTCAACACGCTGACTGTCATAGTTATAACAGCAAAATAATGAGCCAAGGAAAATTCCCGCTTTACCACCACCGTCTTCCGGGAAGATAATCTGTGCCCTCATATGAATGTCAGAAAAACCGCTATAATTCCAAGCAAGCTGTCCGTAACCCTCAAGCTGTGAATACGGTCGGTTTGCCGTGCTGTCCGGGTCTTGCCACACATTCCACTCACCAGAGAGAACTGTCCAGTAGCTTTCCGGTATTTTTTCTTCATCACGGAAGTCCTCATACCAAACAAGTGCCGAGTCAGGCTTTCGGCGGAGCATCTCAAGTGTCAGCTTGAAACCTGTCGCAGGACCCACCATATCTCCGTTCACGTCCTTAAACTTTCGTGGTGCAAGGGTGTATTCTGCTTTTCCCACCGTAGGCTCTTCAGAAAAATCAGTGCAGACACGGAAACCATAAAACTGCACACCGTTTACACCGACAGAAATGGTCAGCGTATGCTCTCCCACAGAAAGGCTCACTCCCTTGGCAAGTGTCGCCCAGAAGGTTGTCCTCCAATATGGCCACCACAATCTGCTCTCTGAAAAGTGAACCATGCTACCGTCAAGAGATGCATAAATGCTGTTTTTATCCCAGAGCGGGTAACACAGGCGAACCGCCACATCATAAGTTCCGGCTTCATCAATCGTAAATTTGTAGGTGGCTGTACCCTCATCACCCAAAGTGACCAGTGTTTTCGATACCGAAACCACACCGCCGTAGCTGTCCGGCTCGGCATCATGGTCAATGATGATATCTCCAAATTCCGTATGCTGCTGTTTTGCATAGGCCGTCAGATATCGTCTGCGGTTATAGGTTTCGGTCATCAGCGGATAAGAATAATCCGTTGCATCTCTTCCTTCCATATAATCGTACACATGAGGCAATGCCCACGGACCCATATCGTAATCATCCCAATAGGAAACTATTGGAATGAACGGCTGCGGAGGTGCATCATCGGTAAAGTTGTAAACGCCCTGCATCCAGTATTTCGCAGCATAATAGGTGTGGGATGTACCTCGGTAATATTTGCCCAAGTTCTCCGGAGTGTCATAAATCTGCCAGTTCCAACCGTAGGCAGGCATACCGAGGAATACCTTATCGGGATTCATAACTTTCGTTGCATAATCGTAAATTCCCTCAAGCCAGCTCCTCGGAGAAACAGGACCGGGAGCAGAACCCGCCCATGCCATACCATAACTCATAATGGAAGCCGTATCACAGTATTTATCCAAATCACCATATACGCACCAGTTTTCGCCACCAACCGAGCCGTTAACCGAGGTCATACCCGGCAGACAAATGTTCATCTCCTTGGTAGAATCGTAGGCTTTTACAGTTTCGTAGATATGTTTGAACATAGCTGTGGACGCCGCATGGGTAGAATAATCATCACCCTTTTCCAGGTCGATATCCACGCCATTGCACCACGGATACTTTTTCATAATGCGGACAAGTTCTGAACAGAAAGTGTCCTGTGCACCATTCGTATTGTTACGTAGAGCCTTAAAGATGGAATTTGCACCATCGTTAGCAACGGTCAGCAACCATCGGATATGCGGCCATTTGTTAATATAAGTCAGCATATTGCTGATGGGAACACCACTCTCCGTAATCGTTCCCGTGGCATCCACTTTAAAAGAAAACAGACCGATGGTGTCGATACGGTCACCATAATCACGCAAAGCCTCATACATTCTGGAATTGCCCATGAATGTCCACACCATAATGCGTTTGCCTTTGAGTTTATCCATTAAACCGACACACCTCCATCCGTCATTTCCTGTAATTCAAAAAGCACCCTGGCAGACTTACCGTCCTCCAAGGTAACCTTATGCTTGGAATCCCAAGCAGCACTGTATTGATAAAATCCCTCTTTCGTCTCTGTGACACCGTTCTTAGTGCATTCCCTCACCGAAGCAAGAAGTGCCAGATCATCTTCTGCTGCCAGTGCATTTGGGAATTTTACTTTCTGTCCACCCACACCTTGGGAGAGCTGCACCGAGCCTGCCGCCATATCGGATTTCGGATAAATATGAATATCCAAGCCGCCGGAGGTTTCTCCAAGATTGCAGACAATCACGGTTTCCGCAGAACGCACCACGCCGTTGAACCACACCTTGGAGCCTTCCGCAAGTCGGCTCTCTGTGTGTGGCACATATCCTGTCAAGGCAGGTCCTTCCTGTAACTGCAGGTCGGTAAACCAAATCGTGCCGGAGCAGTTCGTGATGGTAGGTTTCACGGTAACGCTCACAACACGCATATCCTGCTTTTTGTTGATGACCTCTGCCAAACGGATAAATACCGGATTAGCCATCAAGCACCCACTTGATTTCGCAGGGATGACCTACCCATCCCGTGGCAACCGAACCTGGCTGCAGCAAAAGGTCTGTAATATATAAAGTGCCTGTGCAGTTGGTAATGCACACACGCACGGTAATGGATTTCACTTTGGAGAAGTAATTTTCAGGTGTTATCTTCTCCGATGTTTTAGAAAAATAAGCCATAAGCACCTCCATCAGTAAAGGTCAATGAATCGGGTTTCGGTGCTGCCGTCCTCATATTCAATAACCACTTCAATTCCGACCTGTGCATCATCAGACAGTTTTTTCAAATCCTCCGATGCAATCTGCGCCGACAGTGTATAACTGCTGCGGTTGGAAGGGTAAACGGTCTGATACAGGCTTTTTGTCATTCCTGCAACACCCTCTGCCTTGAAAGATGCCGTGCCGGATGCACCGTTTTCTCCATCCGCCTCAAACCCGGAACTGACCCAATAGGCAAGACCATCATCCCCACGGGAATTTCGCAGATGATTGAACGGCACAAGTTCTCGAATATCATTGTTGGATACCATTCCTGTACCTTCCAATGCATCGGCAATGGTATCAATGGAACTGACCGAACTCCCCAGATTCTTAAGCGTAGTGGAAAGTTCCAGAACCGTATTCCAAGGCTCCTGCAGATTGTACTCTCGGCGCACAATACGGGTAGTGACCGATAACCCTAAGTCCTTATCTTCCACACGCACATAGTCACCCAAGTTCCATGCCTCATGTTCATAACCCGTCAGAACAGACAAGTCCATCGCATTCAGCACATAGGACACTGCAGGCTTACAGTATTCTGCAAGACGCATAGCCGTGTATTCCTTCATCTGATAGGGATTGGTAAAGGAAGAACAGTCCAGGGTGGTTATGCGTACTTCTTTGGAATAAGTAAAATCCTCAAGATACGCTTTCCCATTATTGATATCAGCAAAGGTCATGCCGTTGGCACCGACCGCATAAAGCCTTGTTACAAGGGAGCGGGTGTCCACCACTCGCTCGATGCTTTTCATATTCTTTTTATAGGCAAACAGGGCACCGCTGTCCTTGCCGTTGACCGTAAGCAGATGCACCAGTCGGTTCGGACAATCGAAAACAAGGTCGCCGCCGTGTAGATTGGCAACGCTACGGAGAATGGAAAGCGCGTTTTTCTCCGTGGAAGTCCATGTACGCTTTGAGGTAACATTGACCGTTCCCACGCTCCACTCCGTATCGGCAAGGGCATACGCCATAGCAGCCTTCGCCGTTTCCGCATCAAACTTCTTTTCTTCCTTACGAACAGAAAAAGTAAGGTCATAAAACTCCGCCTCGGCATACACCTGCGTGACTGTATTTCCAGTAGTGTCCTTCACATCTGTGATGGTACGGATTTTATAAATATCATCAACGATCTGGATTTTCTTCTCGTTTTCAAGATATTTACGCTTACTGTCACGGAACGGAATGGAAAAAGTCAGCGTGTCCTCGCCATTGATTTCGCCCGTAACGATGATGTCATAAGCATTCTCCAAAATGGCCTCCCACGCTCCGTTATCATCAAGCACCACAGGACGGGCATAGCCGATTTTCTCATAAGGTGCTTTCGGAATGTCATAAAGACGGATATCGATGAGTTTCGGTGTCTTGGAAGTATCCGAAGTGGTCAGCGTTACCTTAAAACGGATATAGTTTCTGTTTGTAGATTGCAGCTTACCGTCCGTTCCGACTAAAACCCAATCGCTCCAATCCACAAGGTCATCACTTGTGGATGTTTCCACCGATGCCACTGCCGTTGTGCCTGCGATATATTCACTGGTATAAGACACTCTGCCTGCGCCGGATAGATTGCACTCCACAGCTTTGGTATAGAGGATACCGCTTTCCGGGTAAACTCCATCCGTTGCTTTCAGTGTAACGCCGTCCGTCACTGAAAAGGCATCTACATCAGAGGAAATGTCTGCACCGTTGCACAAAATGGTGGCATTGAAATAATCCACCAAATCATCTGCGGTCAGTGGAGAATCGCAGTCTAAGAACCACTCATCAAAACCACCTGCGTAATAATAAGTTGTGGCGTGCATACCGATAACCAAATCTGCTACACACGAACGGTTCAGTTCCCCGGTAAAAGTCAGAGTTTCAGACTTCCATACCTCTCCTGTGGAACGGTCACCAACCACATAGGTAAATGCCTTATTATTCGGTTCAATCACTCCGGCTATGAAATACCACACACCATTCTTTAATGAAAAAGTCGGTGTTACAGTTTTATCCAGAATAAGGCTGCCCGAAGAATTATAAAGCATAATTCTCGGCTTACCGGAATATAAGGACAGATAGAAAATCGGCTGTCCTGGACCGTAACGGGTATTAAAAATTGGACAGAACGTGTTACCTACAGAATAGGTGGTAGGACACATCCATCCGCCTACGATGATACGCTCCCCAAGGTTGGCAAATATACTGCCGTCATTGGTCACCTGCAGATGAGTCTTTTCAGAAGTCGGATTATTGATATTAAAACGAATCTGCCTGCCTTTCGGACTTTTCGACAGATTTGCCGTAGTACCAGACCAGTTCACAATAGTAAAATTCCGTCCGCAGCCGGAAGAATCGACAAGAGCCGTATCATTATCCGGTGCAGACTCATTGAAACGCCATAAGCCGGAGACGGCATACTCTGTGGGAAACTCACCCGTGAAATCTGTCTGCTTATTCAGAATTGTTTTCAAAGACATACCGTCACCTCCATCTGCTCTTGGCACCAATCTGTAATTCCGTCAGCGTGGCATTGCTTACTTCCACGGTGACCGTGTTATCTCCGACAGCCAGTGTCGGAAAGTTCAACTCCTGCAAATACGGCAGGCCGTTACGGAGCGTTTCTCCGTTTTCATCCACCACATAGGCGGTCATTTTATCAGTATCCACAATGAGGGTTTCTCCCTCGGAAAGTGTGGCATTTACGATTTTCAGTTCCGAGCCGTTTGTGGTAATACTGATATAATTGCTTGCTCCTGCTGTTATCACACCCTTGATGCGATACACAGGTAAGGACTCAATATTTCCGATAGTCCTTGTAATGGTATGGACTCCTTCTTCCACAATGGAGAAAGTTTCATCTGTAATGGCATATCCGAACGGGTCAGGGCAGAAAAACTTCAATTCAAAACTGCCCGCCGAGCGGATGAGCCTTTCGCAGTCCACCGCATCATTCAGACGTGCCATGAAATATCTGTCCGGCACATCATCAAGCACAAGCTGACGCAATCCCTGCACAGGGTCAAGCCATGCAGCCACATCATCCAAGGCAGATACCAATGCCGTAAAGCTGTGTTTCGGATAGACATTGCACTGTACCTTTATTTCTCGGTAGTCAAAGTCAGCACCGAAATCCGCTACACCGTATTTACCAGGTACGGTGGTGGTAAAGTTTCGAAGTTTACCACACACCTGCCAGGAAGTCAGACGGGCTTTGATGCCCATGCTTGCCGATGTAATATCGTTAAAAATAAACCCCATAGGTCAAAACCCTCCCTTATGCCGTAGTGAAGTGACCCTGTGCACGGGAGCCACTCTGAATCAAGTTGTAAAGTTCCTGGGAAATCTTGCGGATGTCCTCTTCGTTTCGGACAATCATCTGCTGAATGGTAATCAGCGCACCGTAACCCGTTCCCATACCGGAAACCGTGTCATTTCGGTTGACCGAACCATTTACATTGAAGTCCGTAGGCAGTGCCGTAGTCATATCATCGGCAAGGCTCTGCATCACGTCATTGATGTCCTGGCTCATGCCTTCAGCGGCTGCAACCGCATCCTTACCACTGGTATTGATAGCACCTGCCAAGCCTTCCACCAACATCTCGCCAATCCATGCCATCTCATCTGAAGGCGAATGGATACCGAAGAAATCGCAGATGCCGTCCCAGATGGAAGAAATCCAACCGGACACCTTGTTCCAAAGCCAGGACGCAAGGGACTGGATACCCTGCCACAAACCTTTGACAAGGTTGACGCCGACCTGTGCCATTTGGGAAACACCTTTACTCAAGGCATTCACAATTCCTGTAATAATCTGAGGCACAGCCTTTACGATTGTTGCAATAATGGTCGGCAGATTCTTAATCAGTGATGTCAGCAAGCTGATACCCGCCTGTACAATCTGCGGAATATTGTTGATGACCGCATTGACGATGCCGGAGATGATTTCCGGGATGGCAGCCACAATGGTTGTGATGATTTCCGGCAGTGCCTCAATCAGTGCCACCAACAGGTCAATGCCTGCCTGGATAATCTGCGGAATCGAACCAAGCACCGCCGTGATAATGCCATCAATAATCTGCGGTATTGCCTCCACAATTGCCACAATGATTTCCGGCAATGCAGAAACCAACGAAGTCAGTAACTGAATGCCCGCGTCTATGATTTGAGGGATTGCCCCAATCACAAAATCCACAATGGCAAGTATGATGGACGGCAGTGCCTCAATCAGCACAGGAATGGCGGTAAGCAAACCTTCTGCAAGACCCATGATAAGCTGAAGTGCGGCATCCAAAATCATCGGAAGGTTGGAAATCAGGCCTTCAACGATTGTAATGATTGCCTGTACTGCTGCGGGGATAAGTTCCGGCAGTGCCGAGCCGATGCCCTCCACAAGAGAGACCACTATCTGAACGGCGGCATCCACCAAAAGCGGAAGGTTCTCAATCAATGTATTCACAATGGTCATTAACGCTTCAACCACCGCAGGTATTAACTGCGGTATCAGCGTCAGCAGCGTTGTCAGCACTTGAGAGAACAGGTCAACCACAGTATCCAACAAGGTAGGGAGCAGTTCGCCCACAGTGGTAAGCAGAGCATTCAGAGCCGTAGGCAATGCCGATATGATATTCTCAATGACAGGGGTAATATTGGTCAGCACATCTTGGAACGCATCCACTACATTGTTGCAGAGCATTTCGATGTCTGCATCCGCATTACCGAAACCTACAATAAGGTTATCGATGGCAGCCTTCATGGAGTTCAAAGAACCCTCAATGGTGTGTTCCGCCTCGGCTGCCGTTGCACCCGCCACACCCATGCTCTCTTGAATCACATGGATAGCAGAAACCACATCAGCATAGGAACTGATGTCATACTCAATACCGGAAATAGCCTGTGCATCTGCAAGCAGACGCTCCATTTCGGTTTTGGTACCGCCATAGCCGAGTTTCAAGTTGTCCAGCATCGTATAGTTCTGCTTGGCAAAACCCTGGTATGCGTTCTGAATAAGTCCGATATCCGTACCCATCTTATTGGCATTATCTGCCATATCGGTAATGGCCATATCCGCATACTTTACTGCCGCCTCGGTATCTCCTCCAAGGGAAGAAATAAGGGAGGCAGAAAACGATGTGACCGTGGACATATAATCGTTTGCCGACATACCCGCCGTTTTATAGGCGTTGTTTGCATATTCCTGTAACGCAGCAGAGGAATCCTTGAACAGCGTATCGACACCGCCGACCAACTGCTCATATTCTGCATAGGATTCAACTACTGCTTTTCCAAGGGAAACTGCGGCGGCAG